AACTCGCCCGGATCGATCTTGACCGTCTCGCCCTTCAGCGCCGCCGCCTTTTCGACGAGGTGGGCGACGCCCGCCTTGACGAGCAGCCAGTTGGTCGCGCCCTCGCGAAACTTGTCGCGCTGATCGACCGTCACGCGCGCCGGACTGTTATGGCCGACATTCGCGGCGTCGCCCTGCTCGGCGAGCTTGTCGAGGATCTTCTCGCGCGCCTCGGCGAGCGGCGTGCCCGCGTCGACCAGACCGTCGATGAAGTCGGCGGCCATGCCATGCTTGGTGCCCAGCGCGCGGATCGTGCCAACGCGCGAGCGCTCGGCAGCGACGGCGCTCGTCACGTCGGCGGAGGTGAGACCCTGCGCCGACGGTTCGGCCGGGGCGGCCAGCGCACCAGTCTTGGGCAGCGCGTCGGTCGCATCCAGCGCGATTGCCGAGGCTGCGATCTTATCGATGTCGGCCTGGGTGCCACCCTCGGCCTGGAACTTGGCGATCGCGGCAACTAGCGCCGCGCGAGTCGTATAGAGGTTCATGCTCGTCTCCAATGGACGTTGCGGGGCGGCGCGCTGCGCCTTCGGTTTGCCGATCATCGCCATGGCGGAGATGCGCGGGGTCTCCGGGGCCTTTCGGAACCCGAATGCGGTGACGTCGCAGGCCGATGCGTTTGACGCCTCGGTGACGGACGTGACGAATTTCTGCTCGATCGCCTGCTCGGAGGTGAGCCACGTCTCGGCATCGAGCATGGGGATCAGCTCGTCGGCGGTGAGGCCGGTCTTGCCGGAATAGATGCGGACCAGCTGATCGCGGATGACGTCGAGCTTATCGGCAGCGGCGCGCAGTTCGCGCGCGTCGCCGACCGCGACGTCCCAGGGATTGTGAATCATCAGCAGGGCGTTGTCCGCCATGATGATCTCGTCGCCGACCATGGCAATCACCGACGCCATGGATGCGGCAAGCCCATCGATATGGATGGTCACCTTGCGACCGGCCGTCTTGGCACCCGCCAAGGCGTTATAGATTGCCAGGCCTTCCATGACGTAGCCGCCAGGAGAGTTGATCCGCACGACGATATCTTCGTCGGAGCCGTTGATCAGGCCGAATATGGTCTTGGCATCGAGGCCATCCCATTCATCGCCCACGATCCCGTAGAGCAGGATATCGTCCATATCAGGATTCCTTGGGTGGCTGGCTGGGCTGTTCAGCCGGGTTGCCGACGGCGGTGACACGGCGCGGATCGCTGTCGAGGATCAGGCCGAGCGCATCGAGGCGGGCAAAATCGCTCGCCAACTCGGCCAGGAAGGTATCGGGATCCTCGCCGCGCTCGCGCGCCCACTGGGAGATCGTCTTGCCACCTGCGCGGATAGCATCGCGGCTCGACTTCACTTCGTCGGACGGGTTGATCATCTCGCGGCCAGGTGGCGTCCACCGCACCGTGACGCCGGTGATGTCCTCGCCGGTCATCGCGAGGGCATCGATCATCCATTGCCCGACAGATCCGCAGAACTGCGGGATGAACATCGCCCACTGCCAAGTGGCGAGCGAACGCTGATACTCTAGCCAGCCCATGCGCCCGGACGAAAAGTTGACGCTCGACAGGTCGCCGGTCAGCGCCTCATACGGGACGCCGAGCCCCGCAGCGATCGCGCGCAGCGACACCTTCGTGTAGTCCGCATAGCCCTCGGTGGCGGGCGGGTTGGAGAAGGTGACCTCTTCCCCAGGGCGGGCATATTGGAACGTGCCGGGCTCGATATAGTCCAGCGGCTCGCGGCCATCGACGACATCGCCGTCCTCGGTCTGAATCCCGGGGATTATGCCGCCATCGTCTTCCCCAGTGACTACGCCGACGAAGGCATTGGCCAGTTTCTGCCTAGTCAACGTGGCGTCCTCGAAGTCGCCAAAGTCCTTCATGCGTAGGACGATAGGTGCCAACCAGGTGGCGCCGTGCTCCATTTCCGGGCGATCAGCGCGAAAGACGTGTGCGACATCCGCCGCCGGGATGAGGGTGGAGCCGAGCGAAGCGGTACGGTTCGCGCCGGGGTGGCCGCTGTAGAGCCAGTATCCTTCGCGCGCGCCGATCGGGCTGAACTGAACCCCGTTGACGATGAAACCGCCGGTGGTTCCGGGCGAGCTGGCAAGCGGGCCATGCTTGGACGGATCGATATAGTCCGGCTCGAGCACCTGCAGCTGCACCGGAAGCGGCAGCCGATCCGATAGGCGGCGCCAGCGTCGGCGCATGACGACTGCGCCGCTCTCGACGATGGTCCGCGCGGCCTGCAACTGGAGGCCGTATAGATCATGCCGACCACCGCTGTCGCACGCGCTGGTGTCGAAGTGCGCGCGCGCCTTCTTGTTCAGCGCGTCGTCGATCTTGCCGTTGCGGTAGACCTGAAACGTGATGCCGGTGCCGACCATATTATTGGCGATCGTCGCGACGCCGCGCGCAGCGAACGGATTATTGCGCACCAGGTCCCGCGCGATGCCGCGCAGCGCTGCCATGACGGCCGGACTCAGTTCGGCATTGGCGTCGCGTTGTGTCCGCCGCCAGCCTGCGGCACGCCGCCCGAACGTCGCGCCATCATACTCAGCGCGCGGGCCGCCGCGGGCGATCCGCTGCCGCACCGGTACAGACTGGCGCGGTGCTGCGCCCGGCCGTCCGAGCAGCCGGTCGAGAATGGAGCGTTCGGCCATCGATCAGAGGCCGCTGCGATAGTAAGGGATGCGGCGCCGCACGACGCCGGGCAGCTTGCTCTGCTGCATCTTGATCTGCGCGTCGACCACCTTGATCGCCGCGACGACCGCGTCGACCGTCTGGAAAGTGGTTTCCCGGCCGTCGGCGAACCGCACCTTCTGCGCGCCCGTGGCAACCGCGACCAGCGTCTCATGAAGCTTGTCGAGGTCGGTTTGCTGATATGCCATGCCTACCTCCTTCTGCTCGTGAACGGGTTGGGTTTTCTGGTCGTGGCGGCAGCGCGGCGCTTGGCGGCGGGCGTTTCCGCCGCTTGCAACGGCACCGGCGGGGGCCGGTCGTCACGGACTTGCTGTTTCGGCGCGGGCACCGGCGGAGGGGGCGGCGTGAATTCGCCGCGCGCCTTCTGCCAGTCGGCTTCCCGCCAACGATCGACGCCAAGGGAGAATGCGACAGCGCGGGCGTAGACGGCATTATCAAGCGCTTCGTTGCGGTCCCGGACCTTATGCCACTCGCGTCGGAACCCACCGTTGCGCAGCCGGATCATCCGAAGCTCTTCGGCTACCAGCTGCTTGATCCACTCGTCGGTGGTTCCGTCGGGGAGAAATACATAGCCGTCCGGATAGGCCTCGCCATCGACGGGCTTGTCTTTCTCCAGGTCGCCGAACAGCTCGAGCTTCAGCATGGAGGTGCCGACGTTCCAGAGCCGCACGCCCTTCTTCAACTTGCGGCCGTTGACGGTGACGTCCTGCCAGGTCGGCGAACCGATCGGCTGGTTGGCCGCGATCGCGTGCCTACCCTTCACCGCCATGGCGAAGCCGGGATGGCGGCGCGCCCAGGCGTATACCTCCATGGTGTTCTCACCGTCGCCCGAGTCGACCGCGACGCGGGCCAGCCTCATCTGGCGCCCGTCTTCGGTCGTCCAGGTGCGGGCGATCTGCTCGTCGAGCTTCTTCCAGGTGGCCTTTTCGGATATCGGACCGAACACCTCGATCCGCTCCACGAACTCGCGCCTCCGGTCTGGGCCGAACGCCCAGATGTCGAGATCGATACGCCCCCCGCCGCCGCGCTGGACGTCGGCCGCGCCGATCAACAATCCCGCTTTGGCGGAAGGGGTGCCGAGCCGCATCGCCTTCTCCCGGCGATCGTACAGGCGCTGCCACTCCGGGGCCTCACCGCGCTCCGCCCATGCCTCGCCGAGCACCTGATTGACGAAAGTGCGGAGCAGATTGGGGTCCTTGCGAACCTCAATGAACTCCCGTGCGATCTCCAGCCAGGCGGCGCCAGGGTGCTGGCTGTACGCAGCCCAGACATGGAAGGAACGATGCCGGGGGAACTGTGCCGGATTATGGGCACGCCACTCGCCATTCTCGTCCATCCAAGGCTTGTCGGCCTCGTCAATCTCGCACCCTTCTTCGCACTGATACCACGCGCGGGTCGGATTCTCCTTCGGTGCCCAGTGAATGCCGGGGCCAGTGCCGTCGCCGAACACCAGCATCTGCATGTGCCCGCACTTGGGGCAGGGGACGTATCGGAACTCCTGGCTGCCCTGTTCGAACAGCTGGTCAATCCGGCTGAAGCCCTTCACCTTCGGTGTGGAGCCCGCCGCGCTGAAACGGCGCGGTGAGGTCAGGTTGCGCTTGAAGGCCAGGCGGGCGGGGTCGCCCTCTTCCTTCGACGCCCAAGGGTAACCGTCGCACTCCTCGAGGAAGACGTCGTCGGCGGTGACGCGGCGGAATTCCTTAGGGCTGTTGGCGCCCTTGATCTGGATCCAGCCGCCCTTGTATCGCTTCGCCCTGATCTGGTTATCAGCATGCCTGGGCTTGAACGTCGCGACTGACCGGACGATTGGCCATTGCAGCACCGGGTCGAGATCGTCGCGGCTGAACTTCTCGGCGTCGTCGATGGTCGGCTGATAGATCAGCGTGCGAGCCGGATCGAACTTGATCCGCCAGGCGACGAAGCATTGCAGGATGGTCGAATAGCCGATGCGGCTGCTCTTCCGGACGGATAGCTGGGCGGTCTCCGGATCGGTGAACGCGTCGGCGATATCCGCCTGGAACGGGAATGGCCGGATGCGCGCACCGTCGTCGGAGCGGGCATGGTCGACCATGAACTTCGAAAGGGGCGGGCGCTCGCGCGGCTGACATGCCGCGAGCCACCCGGCCGCAAGGGCGACGCCGTGCTGGCCGGGGGCGCGGTACGGCTCAGCCGCCTCCGTCTTCTTCGGGCTCGCCATCGTCAAAGCCCCCGCCGCGCGCCTCTTCAATCCGCGTCATGCTCAGGTCGGTGAGGACGTTGTTTATCTCGATGTCGATACGCGCCCGGAGCTTAGTGTCGCCCTTGGCGACGCGTGCGCCGACCTGCTGGAGCTGAGCGACGATCATGACGATCACGCCGGCGCCGGCTGCAACCATGTCCGGCAGCGAGGCCAATTCACGGCGGCGCTCGGCATTGTCCATGGCCTTGGCGTCGGCCTGCTCCTTCGCGAGGCGGGCCTGCTCCTGCTCTTTGTTGAGCGTGCCGTCTTCGTCGGCCTGCTCGAATTTCCGCACGCGGTACGCGACGAACGCCTCGACATACTCTTCGGCGGTGGCGCCAGGGCGGGGAAGGTCCCCAGCCTGCATCCGATCGCGAACCCAGCTGTCGGACATGCCGACCAGCCACGCAACATCGGCCCGGGTGAGGGTGACAGCGTCAATCGACAAAATGCCGCCTCCACGATCACGAAACCCGCAGGAAACTGCCAAAAACTATGTCAAGGCGGCGGCACCATAGAGGATTTCGTGCCTAGCGCTGTTTTGCGCCTTTGCCCCCCGTATACAGATGGGGCCGGGAAGGACCCAAAGGCGAGGCCATCTGCTGTTGCCGAGCTGCGCCCAGTCTGTGATGGTGCGGCAGCCGCACAGGGAGACCGACACATGAGGGTAAGATTGTTCATCCCGCCGATCGGGAACGGCGAAGGTGACTACCAAGGACAGGACTATGACTTCGAGGTGCTGCCGCAGCCTGGCCAGTTGGTCCGCACAACCTATCAAGCCGTTGTTGACTATCAGGCAGAACGTATTGGCTTCATCCAAGATGGCGAAGAATTCGTAGCGTGTGTCTGGCTCAGGGAGCTGATCAACGATGACATCGGCGGATGGATCAAAGGCATGAAAGACCGCTAACACGGAAAGAGCCGCTAACCCTCTCGGGCGCGGCTCTCACATCTATGGATTGGTATGGACGAAATGGGCTGTGTCGTCAAGCGCCTGGCGCGTTGATGGCTGCCGCCAGTTTCTGAGCGGCGGCGGCGATGTGCTCGGCGAAGCGCGCACGCTGCCTGCCGTTGGTGAACGATGGCATGGCATCCTCGATCACGACCCGGTCGAACAGCGCGAGCATGTTGGTCGGGATCGCGGCGCGGGCATCGCGCAGGCGGCGGCGGGCATCCCACTGCCGGGCCGAAAGCGGCTGGCCATAGTTCTCCCGGCCAGCCCCGCCGCATCCCTCGCCATAGTCAGCGACCACACGCGCCGCGCTGTGGGCGGCTGCATGAAGGGTGGCATACCAGTCGCACGCGAACCATTGCGGATAGGTCAGCTGCTTGCGCACCAGCATGCGGTCGATCCAGCTGTCCGCGAACTGACGCGTCAGCTTGGCCCGTTCGCCCGCCTTGTCGATCATGGCGTCAACGACGCGGTCATGCCGAACGCCATCGTCGTCACTGGCCCGCGCGATACGCTCGGGCGTGGCGTCGACATGCTCCTGCACCGGCTGCCGTGCGGGCTTGCTGACCGGCTTGGGCAGCTTCCGCACCGGCACGGGCTTGCCCGCCAGCACTGCCGCCGCCACCGACGCCCGAAACGCTGCGCTATTCATCTGCCGCCCCATAAAATCCGCCCTGCCAATCTG